CACCAGCCTACGCCGCTTTACACATGTACAAGGGCTGGTGGGCGCGAGTAGTGGTGATCCCATAGTCTAACGCCAATATTTTATCGGCACCGGACGAGGAATACGTTTCACCAACATCGCTTGACGCAATCACTTCGTCCAACATCACCACTTCGTGGGCGGCAAGATCATATCGCTGATAGATTTCATTGCAGCTCACCTCGAAGTGCGGGTGGTCAGACTTAACGACTTTGTCAAGTGCATCGATGTGTCCACGATACTCGGATGCGTCGGAAAATTTCCGGCGCATGGCCTCGACAAAGGGGAAATGCGTATGTGGGTACGCCCCATTGACAAGGTTCTTCATAAAAGCTCTCGCTCGAGATGGGATTGGCCCCTTCCCGGCCAGGTCACCGTGGGTGGTGCCTGAAGCGCGCAAGAGAACACCTAAGTTCAGGACTGGCCTGAGCACCCCGGTCACATCAAATACGGGTGAGTGTTTAAGGAATTGCAGCTTGTGCATATCCTCTAACTGCTCGCACCCCGTAACGATGTATCCGGCGCGTTCGGCTGCCTCTCTAATAGACTCAGGTGTATACACAAATAACATAGAAAGAGAAATTGCGATCAAGAGATTTGCCAAATTGTTGATGGCAGTGGTGATCGTTGATCCAGAGTACAACTTCTCAAATATAGGTTTTAAGATGACTAAAAGCTTGCGCGACAGGACATCGTATATCCGTAGTGGGACTTTACATTGCCGTATCAAGTTTTTGAACTCAGATCTACAAGACTCTGGAACTAACTTTGCGAACAATTTAAATAAATGTTTTGAATGTGAGGCGTCGCACGAAGATATATCAAGATTATAAAACTTCACTCCGGTTGGGGTGCGAACAGAAAAACACGAGTCATCTGAAAAATAAACAAAATAAAACCTTCCTGGCGGGTCGATAAGGTTATTGAAAACCTTTGTCAACTCGAAAGGATCTGGAGATTTACAGAAATGTATACACCCTCCGTTAATATACAAATCCTCCTCAGCTTGTGCGGTCTTCAGGAACTCAGTCAACCGAAACCCGTAAAGCGAGGCAGCAGTACCAAGATCGACAATCATCCTAGGTTTCTTGCCGGGCTTGGCCCACTCGGCCTTCTTCATCTTGTACCATGCCGATTTGACCCATGGCGCAGTAAAGCGCTCTGCACTCTCGGTCAATTCGTTAAAAGCAGTAATGCGTAAGAGGCGCTTCTGATGTGGATCATCGTAATGCTCCTCGGCTTCAAGTTCAACACCTTTAAACTCAATGAAGTGAGGGTGGATCTGCGTTTTAAAGTAAGTAATCAAGGTCTCTCGCACAAGATTGATGAAAACCAGTTGGTTATCGAAGAGTTGCTGGTGGTACCCGGGCTTTGCGGGTTCACGCACACCCAACAGCCGCCTCATAGCGAATCTGACATTTTGGTTACAGTTCGCATATATGACGGCTGAGTGTGCACATGATGGACCAAATACGGTCCGATACGACCCATCACTCGACGACTCCTGGTTCGGGAACACAACTTCTCCATTTCGGAAAAATTGATGCCCGGACACACACTCAAACTCATTGTTAAATATATACATATCTGTCGTGTAATATTTTACAACCCCAACTCGGTACGGATCCCTTGGTTCAACACACTCTGCAAGGGACCCGCGATGGGAAAAATTGGCTCGGAAGTCACTGGTAAACAATCTTTGGCTAATACCTCAAACGCAAGCACCTGTTGCACAAAATGAAGTATGGTAGATTGATATGCGCGCAGGTCGCTGCGCATAAGCGTGTTTGCAAAACTAAAAGAGTCTGCAGCTGACTTCACGGCTAGTACAAACGATGAATTGATACTGCCGTCGCGAGATAAAATCTGTCTACACGTGAGTTTCGACGCTGTATTCAGCAGCCTGAGGTATAGATAGACAAAAATCTTACAGTCGAAGTGCCCTCCAAACATCTTCGACAGCAACAAATACCTCCTCCTGATGGATTGATCAAAGAAGGAGGAACCCAACAATGCCAAATAGTTGGGTTTAGAATCTTGTAGATGGACAGCCTCCGCGTGTGTTGGGCCTTGGTCTATGTTGACGGCGAACGTCGTCCCGCGCCCGCAAAACAGCGAAGGGTTGCACAACATCAGATGGTCACTCATCCATCCTTGCCTGCGGACGGTGGTGGTCGTGTAAACTTGCACCTTTTGTAAGGCGAAAAGCCTGTCAACAGGGATCAACGCGGGATCAGGATCGACAGA